TCGACAAGCTGCTGATCGAGGCGAAGGCGTCCGGCCTGAGCGCGGCGCAAGCAGTCAAGAATCTGGTCGGCGAGCGCGAGTGGATGACGCTCGTGTCGCAGCCGAAGGGCGACAAGCTGTCGCGCCTGATCTCGGTCCAGCCGGTGTTTTCGGGCAAGCTGCTGCCGAAGAAAAACCCTGGCGATCCCGACCGGTACGCCGGCGGCACCGTGTGGGCGCCGGCGCGCGGGTACGCCGACATGGTCATCGGCGCATGCTCAAGCTTTCCAAAAACGAAGTACAAGGATATCGTTGACTCCACCAGTCAGGCGATGGAGTACCTCCGGACGCATGGCGTTGCGCTCTACAAAGAAGAGTACGATGCCGAGCAAGCCGAAGAGCGACGGTACAAGCCGCATGCCGCGAAAGCCCTTTACGATGTGTGAGGCGCCATGATCACTTCCCGCCGCAGGTTCCTTGGTGGATTGCTGGGTGCGCTGGCTGCGCCGCTCGTGGTGCGTGCGGCGAGCATCATGCCGGTGAAGGCGCTGCCGGATAACCTCCTGCTGGAAGCGCGAATCAATCAGTGGGTGGATGGAACGGCGGAGTGGTTCGGCCGTCGCTCCAGACTCAATGAGATTCTCGCCGAAGTCTATGCGCGCCAGCGGGAATACTTCCTGCAGGACGAAGTGCCGGAGGTCGCGGCGAACTATCCCGACGCGACGCGCGAGCGCCTGGAGGCGCCCCTGATGCAGCTCCAGGAAGTGCCGTTCGATGACCCGCGCGACGTTTTCGAGATCGGCCGTGCCGAAGAGGCGGCCAAGAACGGCGCTGGCGTCGATGTGTGGAGCGGCGCGCCAAAGTCATCTCCAGAGCAAGCGCGCAACGGCGTGTTGCTGGCGACGGTGCGCCAGCAAATGCACAATTCCGACAAGCCGTGGTCATGGGATGAGGCGGTCGAGTTCGTCCGTGCGAACGGCATGGCCGTCTAGGCGTGAGCGACCAGTCCACCCTGCGCGAACTCGCGGCGGCGCTCGGCCGATGCAGCATGCTGCCCGGCACGGCGGCGAAGCGCGCGGCGCGGCACTTCGCCATCATGGCCAAGCGTGGTGACACGTTCACCGATCGGCAGGCCGCCTACGTCTGCGAGCTTGGCTGGCGCTTCCGGCGCCAGATCGCTGAGCGACTCGTCGACTATGCGCGGCAGCATCTTCCGACATGCGACGCGAGCGACGTGCCGGAACTGCTCTATGCTGGCAAACTGCCCGGCACCCTGATGGAGTTCCGCTGATGGCGCCTCCCCGGCTCGTTCGATCGAACAACTCGCTACCTGAACTGCCGCCGGGTGCGGGCTCGAAATTCGAGCCGCGCATCGTCGGCGGCACGCAGCCGGGCGACACGAACGTCATCGTGGACGCGTTCAAGGGCACCGTGCGCGTTGAGCACGACGACGGCTCGCTGGAAATTCGCGACGACGAATCGGACGCGCGCGACAAGGCGGCGAACGATGATGGTTTCGATCGCAACCTGGCGATCGACATGGACGAGGGCGAGCTTGCGACGATCGCGAACGCGCTCATTCAGGGCATCGAGCAAGATCTACAGAGCCGCCGCGACTGGGAAGAAATCCGCGTCAAGGGCATGACGATGCTCGGCGTGAAGCTGGAGGACGCGGAGAACGTCGTCAGCCAGTCTCAGACGATCTCCAAGGCGCAGTCGACGGTGATGCTCGAAGCGGTGATGCGCTCGTGGGCGAACTCGCGCGCGGAGCTTCTGCCGACGAACGGCCCGGTGAAGGTGCGCGACGATCAGCCGGCCTCGCCGCTCGAAGAAAAAGAAACCGACGCACCGGATGCGGAAAGCGAGTCACCAGAAGAAACCGACAAGCTGCCGGGCGTCGATGACGTGCTGGGCGCGGAGCCCGAGGGCGGCATTCCCGGCATGGGCCACAACGGCGGCCCGCCGATGGGCATCGTCGGCCCCGATGAAGCGTCCGCGCCGCCAAGCATCAAGGATCAGGCGGGCCAGCAGCCGGCGATCAACCGGAGCCTGCTTGCGGACTCGCTCGAAAAGGACATGAACCACTATCTGACGGTGGTCGACAAAGAGTATTACCCGGAAACAAGCCGGATGCTCTTCTCGCGTGCGCTAACCGGCGTCGAGTTCAAGAAAATCTATCGCTGTCCCTTGCGTCGCCGTCCGGTGAGCGTGTGGACGAAGGGCGAGAACCTTATCGTCTCGAACGATGCCGTGCATCTCGCCGGCGCCGGCCGCGTGACCGAGCGCATCCCGATGCGGCAGTCGACCGTCAAGCGGCTGATGGCGTACGGCCACTACAAGAAAATCGACCTGCCGACGTCGCCGCCGATGGTCACGAAAACCGAACAGAAGGTTGGCGAGATCCAGGGCATCAACCCGAACGTCACGCTGTCCGAGGACTATCCGCATATCGTCTATGAGACGTATGTCGAGCTTGAAACTGGTGGCCTCGCGAAAGACGAGAACGGCAAGGACGTCGGCTACCCGCTGCCGTATCGCGTGTCGATCGACAAGGACTCGCAGAAGATCCTGGAGATTCGCCGCAACTGGAAAGAGGGTGACGAGTATCACCAGGCGCGGCGCCGCTACGTGAAATTCGGTTTCGTGCCGGGCCTGGGCTTCTACGATTTCGGGTTCGCGCACATTCTCGGCAACCCGCAACGCACCGCCACCGCGATCATGCGCATCCTGATCGACAGCGGCATGTTCAAGAGCTTCCCCGGCGGCGTGATCATGAAGGGGCTGGCGGCGCGCGGCAAAACCGTGATCACCGCCGCGCCCGGCGAGTTCGCCGCCATCGACACTGGCGGCCTGAAAATCCAGGACGTCGTGATGCCGTGGCCGTACGGCGAGCCGAGCCCGACGCTGAAAGAGATCCTGACGCTGATCGAGGCGGACGCGCGCCGCTTGTCCGGCATCCTCGAACTGCCGATGGGCGAGGGTCGCGTGGGCGACGTGCCGGCCACAACGATCATGTCGTACATCGACTCGATCTCGAAGGTGCCGAGCGCGGTGCACAAAGACGATCACATGGCGCAGCAAGAGGAATTCGAGTTGCTGCGCGAGCTGCTGATCGAAGAGCCGGAAGCGCTGTGGAAGTTCGCGCGCCGGCCCAATCGTCAGTGGACGGCGGCCGAACTGGAGGACCAGGAACTCACGCCGGCCGCGGACCCGAACGTGCCGAGCCAGATCCACCGCATTTCGCAGGTCACCGCCGCGGTCACGATGGCTGGCCTGCCGCAATTTGGCGGCATTCCGAATCAGCGCGGCGTGTGGGATTGGGCGACGCGCACGCTGGGCGTCCAGGACAACTCGTCGATCACGAAGCCGGAGAGCGAAGAGAAGCAACAGCCGCCCGATCCGAAGATGCTCGCCGCGATGGGGAAATTGCAGGTCGAGCAAATGAAGGGGCAGACGAAGATCGCGGAAATCACCGCCGAGCACCAGGCGCGCCAGCAGGAGCTTGCAGTGGAGAGCGCCGATCGCGCGGCCGATCGCGCATCGCGCGAGCGCGTCGAGGCGCAGCAGGCGGCGGAAGCGCAGATCAAGGCGGAAAGCGCCGAGCGCACGATGCAGTACAAGGCGCAGTCGGAAGCCGCGAAGGCGGCCGCCGATACGCAGAACGCCGGGCTCAAAGCGGCGGAGACAGCCGCGAACATCGAGAACAAGCAGGCCGATACTGCCGCCACGATCACGAAGGCGCACACCGACGCTCAGCTTGGGGCTGGCCAACTTATGGCCGATCATGCTAAGACCGCGGCCGAACTGGACATTCGCAAGCGCGAACTTGACCAGGCTGACACGCACCACAAGGCGGACACTAAGGTCGCGATGAAGGCAGCGAGCACGAAAGCGAAGGCGGCGGCGAAGCCGAAACCCAAGGCGAAAGCCAGCAAGGCGAAGAGGAAGTAGCCATGCACAGCAACGTCCGCTCCAGCGATCAGAAGCGCGCCGAAGCCTACGCCAAGCGCGCCGGCTATGCCCGCGGCGGCGCCGTGTCGGATGACGCGGCCGACAAGAAGATGGTCACCGCCGGCGTGCACCAGCACGAATCGAACATGCACAAGGGCAAGCCCAAGACGAAACTGGCGCTGAAATCAGGCGGCCGGGTCGAGGGCAGCGCGAGCATTCCGCGCCTTGACGGCAAGGGCCGTCGCGGCGGCAACGTCAACGTGATCATCCAAGGCACAAACCCAGCGGAGAAGCAGGAAGCGGCGAAAGCTGGATTGCAGAAGGGTGTCCAGGTTGGAGCCCAGCTTGCAATGCAGCAGGTAGCCGCAAAAATGGGTGGCGCTGGCGGGCCGGCACCAGGGGCGGGCGCGCCGCCTCCTGGTGCGCCTGGGCCCGCTGGCGCCATGCCGCCCCCTGGCGCGGGCCCGATGGCGACCGGCGGCCGCATGATCGGCGGCGGCGACAGCGGCGTAGGCCGCCTGGAGCGGTCGCGAGCGGCGAGCGGCCACGCCTACGGCGGCCGCACCCGCATCGTGCGCGAGCATCTCCGCCGCTACGGTGGCGGCGTCTGAGGGAGAACGGTAGATGGAAATCACGCACGAAGAGGCGGTGCGGCGGGCGCAGGCTCTTGCCGTCGGCATCAAGGCGGACATGCCGCAGGTCGACCCGAACAAAGTGCTCTCACTCGCGGAACTCGTGCGCGATATCATCGGCGTTCCGGAGCCCGAGAGTCACCCGATCACCATGGATCACGGCTTCGCCACGACGGATCCGGACTTCTCCGAGGTCACCGGCACGATGGACCCGGCCGAAATGGCGCCGGTGCTGAAAGCGGCCGGCGCGGAGGGCAACGACACAATTCGCGTCGAGTCGCTGTCCGAGTCGGAGCTTGAAGCGCTCACGGCGCCGAAGCCGGCACCGCAGCCCGAGCCCACGGTCTAGCCATTTCCGATCTGCGCGAAACCACCCGCCGATTCATCGCCGAACAGCTTTTCGGCGATAACTGGAGCCCATCGCGGCCACTGGCTTTCAGCGGGTTGATTGGCGCGGTCGTGTACGGCAACGTGACGGACTATTCGCAATATCGCGAGATGGTCGGGCGCATCAAAGGCCTGCTCGACGCACTCGAACAAATGGATGAGGCGACGAAAGAACTCAACGCGCCGCCTTCCGAGCAAAAGAGGACGTGATGAAGCAAGCAGTGGTGACGGCGTTCCACAACATGGCGCCGGGTTCGTACGCGGAGATTTTGCAGGCCGCCGGTGACCTTGGCGGCATCGACTGCTACGGCACGCACGTGCTGGTGGGCGTCTACAAGCGCGCGACGCGCACGGCCAGCGGGCTCATTGTTGGCGAGGACGCGTTCGATCAGCGATACCAGGGTTGCGTCGGCGCCGTGTTGAAGCTGGGTCCGCAAGCGTTCTCGGACTCGGACCCAAAGCAGGTCGCGTATTTCGGCGGCAAGTTCCCGAAGCCCGGCGATTGGGTGTTCCACGAAGTCCACCGGTCGGCGCTGTTCTCGTACAAGGGCGCCGGCGCCGTGCGCCCCAAGGGGCGCGACAAAGACGGCTGGGACGTCCGGCTCGTCTACTCCGCCGATATCATCGGCCGCGTCACAGACCCGAACTCGCTCGTCTGATGGCGGGCGCGCAAGAGTGGCTGAACCAGTGCTACGCCGAAACGATCAAGCGGCGCCACCCTCGCGCGACCGTGCCGAGCCCGACGGCAGAGTTTATCTCGCTGGTGCAGAACGACATGCAGCCGGGGCTGCGCGCCGAATGCGAGACGATCCGCAAGCGCTGCGCGGCGCTTGATCCGGATAGGTGCCACTTGTCAAAGGTGCACCTGCAGATATTAAATCGCGCGCTCGCCCCCAAGGAGAGAGTCGATGGCTGATGTAGCCGAAAAGGTCGAACGCAAGCCGCGCACCCTGCCGGCTGATACTGGCGATATCACGGAGGCGCGCGAGATCGGCGGCGACTCCAACGAAGGCGGCGAAGGCGAGGCTGCTGCGCCAGAGGACGCGATCGCGAAGGCGGCCGCTGCGGCCAAGAACAAAGACGCCGAGCTTGCCGCCGAGCGCTCGCGCCGCGAGTCAGCCGAAGATGAAGCGCAGAAGGCCAACGTCGGCGCCTACAACGCGAACGCGGCACGCGCCGCCGATCGTGAGGCGTTCCTGACGACACATATCGCGACGCAGGAAGCGGCGCTAAAGTCTGCGCGCGACAAGATCAAGACGGCCATGGAAGCCGCCGACGGCGAGGCACTCGCCGATGCACAGGAAGAACTTACCCAAGCGCGCATGCAGTTGACCGGTGCGCAGAACGAGCTGGGCCAGGTCAAGGCCTACCGCGAGCGCATCGCCAAGACGCCGCCGCCACAGGCCGCCGATGGCACGCGTGCCGCGGCCGCCGCAGGTCCGAGCGCCGATTCCCAAGCCTGGATCGACGCGCACCCGCGCTTTGAAGTCGACCCCGACTATCACGCCAGCGTGGTGACCGCGCACAATGCGTGGATCGCGCGCGGCAAGGCGAGTACGGTCGGCTCGAAAGAGTACGTCGAGTTCATCGACACACGCATGGCGGCCAAGTACGGCGCCAATCATGGCGAGATCAAAACCGTGGACACAACCCAGCGGCAGGATACGCGGCGCGGCTCTTCCACGGCGGCTCCGCCCTCGCGCGGCGACGGCGGCGGCATCGGCGCTGGCAACAACCGCGGCATGACGGTCAAGCACGATGCCTCCATGGGCGGCGGCGAGATCACGTTGCTGGGCTTTACAGAGAAGGGCGATCCGAAGTTGCGCGGCCGCATCCCGCCGGAGTGGCGCGAGGCGGCACGCATTTGCAACATGAGCGAAGAGGCTTATGCTGCCGAACAGATCCAGATTTCAGCGGAGGCGCGCTCTGGTGGCGACACCGGGCTCCGCTTCGGCGACAGCAGCGGAGTGTACAAATGAGCCCGAATTCCGAGAATCCGGCCGGTCCCGTGATCGAAGTCCAACCGCCAGGCGATCTTGGGATCGTTGCCGGCGCGGCGGCACAGCCGAACCTGAAACCGGAGCGCCCGCGCCAGCACGGCGGTGCAAAGCCGGCGGGGCTCAAGGCCGGCGCGCTCGGCGCCGCCGTCGCCGATAGCATGGACGCGCAGATCGACGACGAGGAAATGCCGACTCGCCGCGCCCGTACGCTTGGCGGCGAGAACACGTTTGAAGTGCCGGAACGCCTCAAGCGGCGCGGCTGGGACTACCAGTGGCACGTCATAACGGTGATCGGCCAGCCGGTCGATGTGTCGCTCATCATGGCGATCCAGGATGCAGGCTGGCGGCCGGTTCTTGCCGGGAGCATGGAGGGCATGGTGCCCAACGGCTACGACGGAAAATACATCGAGCGCGGGGGGCAGCGCCTCTACACGCGACCGATGTCCTTGACAGAAGAGGCACGTGCGGAAGATTATAGCATCGCTTCTACGGTGATGCGCGACAAGTTGCGGGCGGCAATGGCGGCCCCAACCGATCAGCCGGCCACAATGCCTCGGAACATCGACCAGAACAGTTCGATCGAGATCGAGGTAGGAACCTACAAGCCGCAGTCCAAGAACTAGCGGCTGCAGATTTCGGCAAGGGGCGAGCCGCCCCGCGCCGCCCGAGCAAACCCAGCGTCTCCAGCCGATCATGCTGTGAGGGGGTAGGCGCACAAAGCGGAGCACCGCTGTGGCGCAAACTTTCACGCTCGCACCGTTCGGGATGGCTTTCACCCGAAACCTGGTGTCGAACTCGCCGACGTTTCAGGCGAGCCTCCACAAGATCAAGGCGGCCTACGCCACGCAGATCGCATACGGCGATCTCGTCGAGACGGACGGCGCGAATCCCGGCTACATCAAGCTCGCCGTCGCCGGCGACAACCGGTGCCTGGGCGTGTTCGCGGGCTGTCAGCCCTACTACGACCCCAACGTCCAACAGACGATCTACACCCAGTGGTGGAACGCGGGAGCGCCGTCGAGCGCCGGCGATATCGACTGCTGGGTCATCGACGATCCGTTTGCGACGTTCCGGATCCAGGCGAGCGGCACGTTCGCTCAGTCGTGGATCGGCCGCAACGCGCCGTGGACCGCGGGCACGATCGGCGTCCCCAATGCGTCGGGCATCTCCACGATGTCCCTTGACGGCGCTTCGGTCGCGGTCACCGCGACGCTGCCGCTGCGCATCCTGGGCGTCTGCCTCCAGCCGGGCGAGTCGATCAACTCGCTCGATGTCAATCCGACCGTCGAGGTTCGCTTGAATACCAGCGAAATCCTCACGGCACTTGCGACGTAAGGGGGAGTAGGCACCATGGCAATCACAGCCGCACAACTCCCCGCCCTGCTCCTTCCCGGCGTCCGCAAGCTCAAGGGCGACTACAACCAGATCAAGACCCAGTGGTCGCAGATCTACGCCAAGGGCAAGTCGGACATGGCGGTCGAGCGCACGGTGGCCATGCGCTACCTGCCGCTGCCGCAGTTGAAGAACACCGGTGCGCCGACGTTCTTCGACCAGCTCGCCGGTCAGCGCTTCGTCTATCAGCACATCCACGTGGCGATCGGCCTCGGCTATTCGTTCACGCGTGAGGCGATCGACGATAATTTGTACAAGACGGCTTTCGACCCGACGAACCTCGGGCTGATCAAGTCGTTCCGCCAGATGAAAGAGATTCTCGGCGCGAACGTCCTGAACACCGGCAACGTCGTCAACCCGCAGATCGGCGGCGATCTCAAGGCGCTGTTTGCCACGGACCACCCGGTCGACGGCTACACCGTGCCGAACATGCCGGCGACGCAGGTCGGCCTGAACGAAACCTCGCTGAACAACGCGAACAACACGATTCGCCAGTTCCGCGACTATGCCGGCCTCCTGATCGGTGCGCAGGGCCGCAAGCTCGTCGTTCCCATTCAGCTTCGCCACACGGCGAAGCGGCTCATGGAAACGCCGCTGCAGCCGAACAGCGCCAACAACAACGTGAACACGATCAAGGAAAACGACGATCTGCAGGACGGCTACATCGCCCTGGACTTCCTGACGTCGCCGTATCCGTGGTTCGTGCTCTCCGACCAGGGCGGCCTGATCTACCTCGAACGCAAGCCGTTCGAAACGTCGATGCAGGTCGAGTTCACCACGGACAACCTGCTCGTCAAGGCCTATGAGCGCTATTACCTGGGCTACGACGATTGGCGGTGTGCGTACGGCTCGTACCCGACGAACTGATCGGCAACGCAAGGAGCCACCCTCATGCCCGCCACGAACTTCCCTGACGGCCTCACGGCAGGCGGCATCCCGGTGCTGCCTGGCGGCGCGCCGTTCTTCACTGGCCGCTGGTTCTTCGTCGATGCGGTGAACGGCTCCGATGCCTACGACGGCTCGGCCGAAACACCGATGCGGACGATTCCGGCGGCCTACGCCCTCATGACCGAGGGCAACAACGACGTGCTCGTGCTCGTCGGCAAGCCCACGACGGCGGCGCAGACCACCGGCACGTTCCGGCTGTCGGCAACGCTGGACTGGGCCAAGGCGGCTTGCCACATGATCGGCATGTGCGCGCCGACGAGTGTGGCGCAGCGTGCGCGCATCTCGACGGCGACCGGCGCCACGGCGAACATCAACCCGCTGATGACTTTGAGCGCGGCGGACTGCTACTGGGGCAACTTCTCGTTCTTCCAGGGCGTCGGCGAGGCTGCGACCGACGAGAAGCTGATCAACATCACTGGCGATCGGAACTACTTCAACAACATCCAGTTCGGCGGCATGGGCCACGCGAACGGCGCAGCGCGTGCCGGCTCGTACATCATCAAGCTGGACGATGGCGACGAGAACACGTTCCAGAGTTGCGTAATCGGCCTAGAAACGGTCCAGCGCGGCGCCGCCAACGCGAGCGTCGTGGTCACGAACGGGTCGCAGCGCAACCAGTTCTACGACTGCCAGTTCATGATGTCGGCGAAAACCGACACGTCGCCGCTGTACCTGGACCTGTCGGCTGCGAACTGCCTCAACGGCTCGTCGATGACGTTCCGGCGATGCCTGTTCCAGCACCTTACGGGCATCTCGGGGTCGACGGTCCCGGCCGTCGTGGCGAGCCTGAACGCTGCGATCAACGGCGTGCTGGTCATGGATCAGTGCACCACGAACGCCACGAAGTGGGCGGCCGCGACAACGCAGATGATCATCAGCGGCTTCGCCATCGGCAACGGCTTTTCGTCAGGTCGGTTCGCGACAGCCGCGGACTCGTAATAGCCGATGGGCATCCCGGCAGTATTCACACTCGCGCCGGCGACGGCTGACGACGACGGAATCTCCGTCTCGCAGACGCCGCTTGCCGCCGGGAACCTCACGATCACAGGGGCGCTCGCCAGCGGTGGCGTAGCGTCCCTCTGCACGCTTGCGGCGCCCGCCGAGCGCCAGGTGCTCATCACGCAGGCCGCTGGCGAGGGCGGCAAGTCGATCACGCTCTACGGCACCGCGCTGGGCGGCGGGCAGACGATTGCCGGTGCGCCCAAGACGGAGGTCGTGTCGCTTGGCGCCGGCGCGGGCACCGTGGTGTCGGTGGCTGGGTTCTCGACGATCACGCGGGCGGCGATCTCGGCCGCCGCATCGGGCGCGATCAAGATCGGCACGAACGGAGTTGCCTTCACGCCGTGGCAGTCGCTCAGCACGTTCTTTGGCCCGGTCGACGTCGGCATTGCCGTGGCCATAACCGGGACGATCAACTACACCGTCCAGTACACCTACGATCCGTTCTGGGACCTCGCCGCCGAACTCGTGCAGACGTTCAACCTGCCGGCGCTCACCGGCAAGACAACCACCGCTGATGCCCCGGTTTCGGGTTTGACGGTCACCGGCGTGCGCCTGCAGATCAATTCGTTCAGCGCTTCGGCCACCGCCAAGCTGACGGTGATCCAGGCCGGCGTGCACAACTAAGGCGCTGAACGATGCCCCAAGGCGCATACGGTCAAAGCCTCGACTCACCGGCCGGCGGTGCGTTCGCGATCTCGCCGAGCGACACGGTCGATCTGACGATCGCCACGCGCGGCATCTGGGTCGGCGATGTGGGCGCTGGCGGCGCGGTCAAGGTTACCACCGAAGGCGGCGACACCGTGACGTTCTCCGGCTGTACCGCCGGCACCGTCATTCCGGTACGCGCTCGCCGGGTATTTTTGACGGGGACATCGGCGGCGAGCCTGATCGGCTTGTACTAGGGATCGCCGCCCATGGCGAACTGGTACGTCTCCTACGATCAATATTTCCTCGTAGACGAGTGGTCGGCGCTGGCCACGGTTGCGCCGGGCGCGATCGTGCGGCAGACCGATGCGTCCAATCCTAACAAGGCAAGCCTGCGGTGCTTCCGCACGGAACTTGGCGGCATCACCGGCACGGATGAGCCGAGTTGGGATACGTCTCAGGGCGCGACCACGGCCGGGGACGGCACGGTAGACTGGGTCGAGGTCACCGGGCAGGAAGCCTACCAGGCGCCGGGCGCGTGGGGCGCGCCGTTCGCGCATCTCTACAATGCTGGCCAGTGGGCGAATCAGTCCGGCGGCGACACGATCTACATCGACAAAGACAGCGTCGAGATGGCCACGCCGGAAGTGATCTCGATCTACCTGCCGGGGGCGGACGCTGCGCCGTGCATCGTGGCATCGGTGAATGCCGGGGTGTCCAGCCATGTGCCGCCGCAGGCGGCTGACGTTGCGCCGGGGGCGTCGATCGACTGCACTGGCGGGAGCACGGTGATCCTGGCGGCGAGCGCCGGTGCGGGGACCGGTTTCGTCGTCGTAAATGGGCTCGGGGTGAATGCCGATGGGCCGATAAACTTAATGGCTGGCGCCAGCGCAGCGAACGGCGGCATGGTGTTTCAGCTCTGCGATTTCGCGTTCACGGGCTCGATTGATGGCCTGTTCTACCAGTTCGGCGATGATCGCAATGTGATCAGCGGCCGCAACGGCGCCATGCAGGCGCTCGTATTTGAGGGCTGCACGTTCTCATTCGACATGCCGACGCAGTACATGACGCCGAACTGCCATATCAAATGGGGCGGCGCTGGATCGTCGATCGGCGGGTCGGCGGTGCCGACGTCGCTGTTCTATGCCCCGGTGATGCCCGGCACGCTGCTGCTCGACGGCGTGGACCTGTCGGCGATCACCGCAGGGAACTCGCTGGTGGGTGCGCCTGGCGGCGACGCGGCGGCGACGTTCGATGCCTACCTGCTCGACTGCAAGCTCGCGGCCGGGGTCACGGTGCTATCTCCGACGTCGAACCAGGGCATCGCCGGTGGCACGATCCAGGTCGCGCGGTCGGCCGCTGGCGGCAAGAACTACGTCAGCGACAAGTACCAGGGCAACCAGGGCTCCTTTGCGACGTCGGCGGTCGTGGTGCGTACCGGCGGCGCATCGGTGCTCGGGACGCCGATCTCGTGGGATACTCGCGCCACGCCGCCCGCTGGGCGCTGGGTCACCCCCATGGTCGCTGGGCCGATCGTGGTGCCGAACGCGACCGCCGGGGTGGCGCGCACGCTCACCCTCTACGGTGTCG